CAAGAAGCAGCTGCTCATGCGCATTGATGCTCTGTCGGCAATGATTGATGATCTCACCATGTTTAAGACGAGCGTCAAGGCTGCCAAAGCACCGCGTGAGAAGAAGCCCACGGCTGCCACAAAGCAGATTGCAAAGCTCCAGTACCTCAAGCACAGTGAGGAGTTTAAGATTACCTCCATCAATCCTATTCGGGTTGTGGGAGCCTATCGTCTCCTTGCCTTCAATGTGAAGACCCGGGTACTGTTTGATTATGTTTGCACGGTAACCACTGGGTTTACTATCAAGGGTACCACTATCCAGAACTTTGATGAGGTGGCTTCCCGCTGCATCCGTCTCCGTAAGCCCGATGAATTTATTCCTATTGCCGTAGGAAGCACAGAGAAACAACTTGAAAAGGCGTGGGTAAAACTCACTACTAAGATTGCAAAACCAAATGGGCGCATTAATGGTGACATTGTGCTCCTCAGAATTCTATAAACTATGGACACTCTTGAAAAAGAACCAATAGATGTAATGACGATTGCTCGGATGAGTACAGTCATCATCGGAAGCAAAAAATCAGTCTTGGAAAAACTGAATGAATTGTATCCTCTTGAAGTCAAGAGCGACACGAATCCGTCACCGAAATTCTATTCGGACATGCCGTTTGAGGCACAGATTGAAAAGCTCCTTAACTTTAATAAATACAAGAACAGCCATTTCGTATATGGTATCATGTACTACTATGAAACTGACAATTCTCCCGAACGTGCCAAAATTGTAAAGGACATGAACCTTCCTGAAACGGTTATTAACTATCGTATTCAACGCGTAGAACTCCACCGTTAATTAAACCTATGAAAACTATTCTTACACTCGGCTTAATGTTATCATTTTTAACGCCAGCCTATTCTCAAAATCTTCGTCCGGAAACTGTCAACGGTACCATCATTGGTGCCATTGCTGGTGCAATTATTGGCAACAATAGCGGCAGTCTTGGACATAATTCACTCCGCGGAGCGGCGTATGGCGCCGGCGCGGGATTAATTATTGGCAGCATTGTTGGCAGAACAAACGAGCGAACTATTGTTTATCAGCAAGAACCAATTTATTACCACGATGAAGTCGTTCATCACTCGGTTGTTCTTCAAAGACAGCACGGACCACATTGCCGAGTTTTTCATCTGGAAAATGTACCACACTCCATCTGTCATTATCGACCACAGCCAACAACGGTTATTATTCAGAAGCACTATCACAGTCCAAATAAAATGTTTGGCAGAAGAAACTAAAATTATGTTAAAGGATATTCCAACAAAGCAGAGTCTTACTCAAACGATTGAAAGTTTAGTTTCTAAAGAAGGAATGTCCTATATTGAAGCCGCTCTTCACTATTGTGCAGAACTACAAATTGACCCATTGGACGTTGGTAAACTTATCTCTCCTGTCATTAAATCTAAAATCGAAGCCGAAGCAATGACACGCAATCTATTACCGAAGGGCAATTCGCTTTCAAGTTTTATTAAATAATGTCTTTTCTATTAGACACGCCTTACACACCGTGCCTTATAAGAAATGAATTCCTTTTCGATGAACAAGAAGGTCATGGTGAATTTACCCATGGTTTTGTTTTTGGTTTTAGAGCGGAGCCGCACGGTGTACCAGTGTTTCAGGTTATGCTCGAAAACGGAGCGCAATGGGCACGGATACCGGTGCATATGATCTGCAGTAAACCATGCGACCCATTACCGCTGGATATATGTGTATGGTGGGATGGTTTTAGTAGGTGCAGTACCGTCCATCAGTTTAACTTTCTAAAAAACATGCCTGTTGATTGTTATGGAAGAGATAAAATAACTCGTAGGGGCAATTACATATTTACAATTGACTGGGCAAAGGATGGCTGGTCGGAAATACCGGACCAGCATAAAAATCATCATATTATCAGTTTAAATACCGGTCAATGGGTGGCCTATCCTAACAATAAAACAGTTTGGCTCGATAATAGCTGGATTAAGCCAGAAGTAAATTTTAAGTGGAAAAGCCCAAGTAAAAGTTATAGCGTCGAAAGCAATCCATCAAATTATTCTATATGAATACCATCAGTGACAGCCTCATTGAAAAACTTGAGGAGTTATATCCTAAGCCGAAGCCCGAGCCTGTAAAGGAAGAACCCGTTGCAGTAAAACAATCGGTTACCGACTATACTATTACATCCGGTAGTAGTACATACAGTGGTAGTTACGCCAGTGGTGGTTACGCCATTCAGTCCACAAATGCGGGCATTAACTTTCCTCCTACTTGGGGTGCCGTAACGACACCACCTATTACAGTTCTTGATCAGATGAAGGTTAAGGAAACCAGTGTTTCATATGAAACCACTCTCAAACAATACTTTGATTGCAAAATGATTGACCTTGAATTTAAAATAAAAGATCATATCAGACAGGAAATTGACAAACTAAAATGCAGCCCTGGGACGCCTACCTAATATATAATAGTGTTAAACTGCATTTCGAGAGTGACTCTTACGACGCAATTAAATACAGTTTTAAAACTTCTGCGACCCAGAAGTCGTTCTTTCAACGTAAGGACAAATATTTCTTTGCTAAATTGGCCAAGAAGTATTCCGACAAACAAATTTTGATTGACTTCCTGGTTGCGAACTTTGCATCCTTGGATACGGGTAAGTGCTGGGCAGGCAATCTAGTTGAACAATCGGCAGATGATAACTACAAGTTCTATCTAAAAAGAATAGAATCAATGAGTTATTTCTTTGACGATCAAGTAGACAGACTGGTGGAGCACTGTAAGGGTAGTGGGATTTCATTTGATGACTTATTCAAGTCAGAGAATGGAGCTCATCCACGAATTGCGACATTGGTGATGGACAAAACTATTGAGCTTGAAACCTTGGTAGTTCTCGACATTATGGTGGGCTTTATGAAACGCTCGAAGATTACGGAGACCATTCTATGGCCTGAGTTTTCCAAGAAAGTTATAAAGTTCAAGCCATTCCTCAAACAGAAAGTAGACATAAAAAAGTTACGTCAGATTGTGCTTTTAGGGTTTACAAATAGGGAATAAAGGATATTATCATACATGTTAGTCATACACAACCATACTAAAATACTATGTCATTCGCAGATCTAAAAAATAATCGCAATACTGCAATCAGTAGCCTTACAGCGGCTGCTCAAAAAGTCGCCGGTGGCGGCGAGAAGAAATCCTACACGGACGACCGCCTCTGGGCTCCCATCGTAGATAAAGCTGGTAACGGTTATGCCGTTATTCGTTTCCTTCCGGCTAAGGCTGGTGAGGAACTCCCATGGGTCCGTTACTGGGACCATGGCTTCAAGGGTCCAACCGGACGTTGGTACATCGAGAACTCTCTCAGTTCAATTGGTCAGCAAGACCCCGTTGGTGAACTCAATTCCAAGCTCTGGAATTCTGGTGATGAGAAGGATAAGGAAGTCGCTCGTACTCAGAAACGCCGCCTTCACTATGTTTCAAACATTCTTGTTGTTTCCGATCCGGCAAATCCAGCCAACGAAGGCAAAGTGTTCCTTTACAAATACGGCAAGAAAATCTTTGATAAGATGCTGGACGTAATGCAGCCAGCCTTTCAAGATGAGAAGCCAGTGAATCCATTCGACTTCTGGACCGGTGCCGATTTCAAGCTCAAGATTCGTAATGTTGAGGGTTACCGCAACTACGATAAGTCGGAGTTTGCTCCTGTGGCTCCTCTCTTTGGTGGAGATGAAGCTAAGTTGGAAACCATCTACAACTCAATGCACGCTCTCAAGGACTTCGTCGATCCGAAGAACTACAAGTCATACGCCGAACTGAAACGTAAGTTGTATGAAGTTCTCGGTGAAGAAGGTCAGGTTCTTACAACTGCGGAAGCGGTTGAACTGAGCGAATCACAACCAGCTCCAAGAAAAGCCACTGTTGAGGCGGCTGCTCCAAGAGAAGCATTTAAGCCTGTCGAGACAGGCAGCGACGATGAAGAAGATACCGGAGACACCCTTAGTTACTTTGCCAAGCTAGCAAAGGAAGACTAATCCGTATCGGCTTAATCTCTATATCATGATAAGAGGGTCCTCGAAAGGGGACCCTCTTTTTTAGTAAAATTGTGGAGTCAACATCCAGGAGGTACGGTCGGGAATGTTGTTCGAATTATATGTAACAGATTTATTGTCGTTGTTGATGGTTCGGCTTGAAGAACCACCACCTCCACCACCCGAAGATGCACTAATCATTGCTGCATTTGCTGCATTTGTGTAAGCGTCTTCGGTACGAGCAGTATCGGTTTCAAGTGCATTCATTTCGGCGCCAACAATCGGCGAATCACTTCGTTCAAGTTGCGCTGTTCTGGCATAAGTGTTAAGCAACTCTTCATCGGAGTTTAACACAGCTTTTTGTGTTTCATCGAGCAACGCCGTCTGCTCGTATGCGTCTAACATATCAGCATCCGTCACTCTTGTCGATCTAAGAGGTGATTCTTCAGCAATCGTATTAACCGCAGACTTTAGTCCATCGAGAGATTTAAGACCAAATGGATCTTCAGATGCACCTAATGGAGCAGCAGTAATTTTACTTGGTTTAAGTCCTAATGGATCTTCAGATGCACCTAATGGAGCAGCAGTAATCGGCGAAGACTCACCGGCTGCACCTGCTGCACCTGCTGCACCTGCTGCACCACTGCTTCCGCTTGAAGGCAGACCAAGTAGATCGAGCGCCTTCTTTGTAAGATCGAATCCAAATAATCCTGAGATTGCATTTAACGGAGATAAAAGCGTTTTAACTAAACCACCCATAACATCTAAAAATATGGATTTAAGATCCTTTTCTCCGCTAAAAAGGTCTTTTAGCCCGTAGAATATTGAACTAATAAAGGCGAATTGATCCGTAAAAAATGTTACAACAGTATCGATTACTCCATTAATTGCATTCTTGATAATATCAGTGAAACTAAAACTATCCAAAGCTGCAGCAATACCGTCGAAACCTAATGCTCCCGCGATCCATGAAACTCCGCCCTTCAGCATATTAAGGAGTCCTCCAATAAGACCGTCAACTAGGTTTGAAAGCCCATTTTTAAGCCCTCCTATAATTTTATCAATAAAACTGCCTTCAGTTTTCTGAAAACCATCGATAAACCCCGTAACTAAATCAAATAAACCAATGATTGCGGTAATTGGCCAAGCTATTTTGCCAAGAATACTACCAAATGCACCGGCAAATTTACCAAAGATACCACTAACATTTCCGAGTGCCTTAAATATGCCTCCGGCTGCTTTCATTACAAAACCCAGCCCAATACCTATTTTATCAACGATGTCGCCAAAATTAAAACTGTCAAGCATTTTTTCTAAATCTTTAAAACCCAATGCTCCGGCAGCCCATGAAACAATACTCTTCATGATATTAAAGATACCACCAATAAGACCATCAAGGAATTTTTTAACACCGCCTCTGAGCCCTCCCAAAAGTTTATCTATGAAATTGCCTTCAGTTTTTGCAAAACCATCAATGAAGCCAGTAATCGAATCGAATATACCCATGATCACCTGAAACGGAACATTTAATTTACCAATAAACGAACCTAATGCTTTACCAAATCTAAACATTACAGCTGTAACAAGTTTCATTTTACCGAAAAAAGAACTAATACCTTTAAAAGAATTAATTAATTTTCCTACAATACTAGTAGATTCAGTACCGATAGATAATACTCTTTTTATAAGATTGAATTTTTTTATGACCGGCTCAAATGCTTCGGAAATACCCTTTCCTAAATTCGTAAAACCTTGAAACAATTCTGTAATGTAACCAATCAATGCAGATCGTTTTATTATTTGATACAATGCTCTAACCTTAGAACCAAAACGCTCAACAATTCCAATTATATCATCGAATGATTTAGTTATAAACGTACCAAATTTTGATTGTTTAATTGTTTGATACAATGCTTTAGTTTTAGAAGAAAGACGTTCTCCAATTTCAACAATACTTTTAAATGCTTTTGTTATTTCAGCAACAAACTTTGAACCTTTAATTTTTGCTAGTAATGGACGAAAGTCTAAAAGTTTAGTGAGGCTTTTGAATACCTCTTTGGCTTGGATTGCCAATTCTGCAACAAAGCTTGTAACAAAACCCAATAGAGCTGCACCCACCGCAACCGCCCATGCACCCCAACTCATTTCTGGTTTTTCCGGTTTTTCGTTCTTTTCCTCCTCTTCTTTTTTCTTGTTTTCTAGAGCCTCTCGAATTTTTTCAAATATTTCAAGCATCTCCTTGTTATTTTCTAAATCTTTCAGAGAACTACCTCTGTTTGCGGCATCAACTAAGGAGCCAACGCGTACCATAATTTCTTCATTTGAAATTTCAATATTCTTCAAATATTCTTCAATTGCAATTAAACTAATACCATTTGATTCTGCATAATTTGAAATAAAGGATAACCCAGCCACAATTTCCTTATCGTTTGCTGTAGGTTTTTGCGATCCTTTTTTAGGCGTGTTCGCAAGAATCTTAGTTAAACAATTCAAGCTTTTTTCCGAATTATTTACCAACTCATTTAAACGAGCAACCATTTCACTATTCTGTGTTTTATTGGCATCGCTGCTTGCTGTCGTAGCTTGTTCAGTAATAAGCAACGACTTTTGGATACCTTCAAGCTGAAATACTTGGTTAAAACTACCTTTGTTCGAAATTTGAAGTTCCGATAAAATATCTTGAAATGTTTTGTCTTTTTCAGGCATGGTCGTTTATTTTTGAAATTTCTTCTTGGCTCTTTCGTTTTCTTCTTTAATATGGTCAACTAAAAGAGAAACGTATATCTCCCTCTCCCATGGCATCATGCTATCAAGTTCTGTTAGACTGTATTTGTGATGCTGCATCATTGCAAAATTTGTTTGGTAATGATTCACGAGTGTATCATGCGAGAGGGCTATTAGAAAAAATTCTGGAGTCCTTTTAGAACAACTTTGTTATCTTTCTGGCAATGCTTGCATGTAAAGGATATTTCCTTTTCAAGTTTTGGCATTTTTTCGATAAACTCTTGGATCTGTTGGAATTGTAACTGATTCAATGATTCAATGAATTCTAACATTTCTTCTTGCGATTGCTCTGATGCTGGATAAATCTTTTTTTCATCAAAAATTGCTTCGATGCAATGAACCACAACATCGAATGCTGCGGATTTCTGATCGGTTTTTGACTTGGCTCCCATGTCGGTTACGAATTCAACGCTTGGCCAGCGCATAATCACTCCGATTTTATCGCTCAGTTTAATCTTGTTCGATGGTTTTTCTTCAACATCCATTTTAATGTCGTCGATGTTTACCTCGCAGGATGTTGTTTTTTCACAACTTGAGCATTTAACACCGATCTTTGCAATTTCGCCAACAGACTTGGCTCTTAGTTTCAGAAAGATGTATTCCAGATCAAAAATAGCCAATGAATTTGGATCAATTTTATTAAATGTGCAGGAAGCAACAGTATCTTTCATTGCCTGCATGATCTGCTTCTGGTCTTCAGATTCGATTGCAATCATTAAAAGTTTTTCTTCTTTTACGAGGTAGGGACGATATGTTAACTTTTTTCCGGTAGACGGAAGAGTCATTTCATATTTCGGTGTTTCTAGGATTGGTAGTGGCATGTGATTAATTATGTGTTGTGGTTATCATTCAAGCGGAAATTTTCTTATTCTTCGAGCGGCTTCGCGTTCGAAAGTGACTCGGGAGCTGGTTTATAATTTAGTGGCAAGACGAAGAAATCTTCGTATGCCATTGATACTGCAAATCGTTGAACTGTATTTTCTGAATTATTGTCTAAAGGAATACTATTTAGTGACGTTGGAAATGCATTCATTAGTTCCACGCCGTAAACCTTATTTTCATGTTTGTCTAACTGATATATTTGAATCGTACCTTTGTAATCTTCAAGATAATTTGCTCGATAATTGTCAAAATTAATCACCGATGTCGACCAAGAATCGAATATCTTTTTAACATAAAAATCATTGGTCAATAAAAACGAAAAAGCGACTTCTTCGTTTATGTAGCCATTCGGAACCTTGATTGATTGGCGCAATAGTTGATAGTCAAAGGTTGTAATTTGTCTACCCGGAAGAGTACAATTTTCACATAGAATGTTAAAATCCGATCCATTCACTGAAATTTTTTGCGGAGGAGTAATTCGCACTAAGAATCTGTTTTGATGAGCAAGACCCGATCGTCTATTTACTAAACCTTTAAGTTCTTGGATATTTGACATGCGAGTATTCTTTATGTCGACAGATATTGTTTACGTGAATCGCGCCAAACCTCAGCGTTCTTTGCATTTTTAAAGTGTTCCGTTGGCAAGAAGATCGCTGTTTCCCAGTCCGGAGCAAATACCTGCGATGCTCTTGTCATCATATGATCCTTTAAATAGTGTTTTAAGCAAGGAGCGAATTCACGATATTTCTTTGCTCCGGCTAATAGCTTGTACCTGACCTTGAGTCTTGTTTTTTCTGTAAGAACATCGGCGGATATGGTTTCAAGTAATTTATCCAAAAACCTTGCTCGAATCTTAGGATGAAGGTAATGTAGGTTTAATCCTAGAAAACCTCCGGGCGCGGGCCCGATGACAATAACTAAAGGAAATCGGTCGTAATATGGAAGTTCAGCTTTTAGTTTCGGATCATAGGCAAACATATACATATTGCCCAAGATGGCTGTCGATCTTTGCTGTAACTTTGTATCACGAAGAAGTTCGCGGCGGTTGATTCTGCCGTTGAGTTCTTTTACTTTTAACATGAACCAAGCCTTTGCCTCAGCAGAACGTTTTTCAAATCCTGTGGAATTGAATTGAGTCTCTAATTTGCTGAAAAGTGATACTGGCATCCTACTATTTATAACAAACTACAGTATTTTAATGCCAAGCCTTCGAAGCATGTCCTCGTCCCAAATCTCAAAAACCCACCCGCGGTCGCTGGCGTACTCGGTTGCCGCCTCCCACTTCGAAATGTTTTTTGCATAGGTCATAACCTCTGTAATGTATCTTTTAGTTTTTTTACCGGGGTTCTTCGGTGGGCTTACTTCTTTCTTGGGTTTTACCTCAATTAACATGATTCGGCCATCCGTAAATTCAAACTTGACATCAACGAAATACCGATGCATCCTGCCGTCCGTCTTGCATCGATAAGGCACAACAACCTCTTCCGAACTCCATGAAGCAACAAATGATTGTTCGTCCAACCATTTAAAAAGCTGCCGCTCCCAAAGAGAGCGATAAACAATGTTCGATGCATTGCCACGGTATTTGGATGTATTCTTAGGCGTGAAGGTACCCTTGTATGTCATATAAATAGCTATTTATTCCAATGCTCAAAAAGAACAAACCAAGCTCTATTTATTCGTTTCCACAAGAATTAGCGAACGAAAAAAATAATTGGCCTTTTATGACGTTTACTGTAAACGATCAAGAAGAAAATACTGTGTGTCTTCCGATTCCGCAAGGTCTTGCCTTTGGAGATAATATGAGTTACGGTAGCATTGACCTTGGCATTATTGGTGATATTGCTGCCAAGGCAATAGTAGCAGAAAAAGGAAAAGTATCCGCTGGTGCAAATGCACTTTTAAATAAGGTAAAAGATACGAATGCGGCAGCAGTAGCAAGTATTGCTGCAAAAAGAGGTTTGGCAATACCTGGAGTTGGAGCAGAGGTTATCGACTTTGCCAATAGACAGGTCGTTTCTCCTAATACTAATACAACATTTCAAAATTCAACCATAAGAAACTTTAGTTTCGCATTTAAACTAGTAAGCCGAAAACAAAAGGAAGCAGAAAGTATTAAGAATATCATTGACCTTTTTCAGGCAAAAATGTATCCGGAAGGCGACGAATTGATTTTAAAATATCCTCCTACATTTACAATTAAATTTTTTAATGGTTCTGGTAAGGAAAACAAATTTATTCCTGCAATCTTCGAATCATATCTTACAGGAATGTCTGCTGTATATAACGGATCAACAAACATATTCCATAATGATGGAAGCCCACTCGAATCGGATGTTCAACTTACATTCCAAGAAATTAAAGCCCTGACCAGAAAAGAAATTGTTGCATTAAGTCGTAGAGAATCAAAACAAATTCAGACTGCAGATTCTTTTATTTAATACCATGGCATTTTTTAAACAGTTTCCGAAAACCCAATACGATTTTAATTCGCTAAACATTGGTACAACAATTACAGATATATTTAGATATATCAAAATTGACAAAACGTTATTCGATGATATTTCAACATATCAGTACTACAATATTCAATCTGGTGATCGTCCGGATATTGTTTCTAATATTCTTTACGGTACTCCAGAATACTATTGGACCTTTTTTCTTTGTAACGATGATTTAAAGAATGGGCTCTCTAGCTGGCCGATGAGTCAAAGCGAATTTGAAACGTATATGGATACGGAATACACCGGTATTGTAATTCAAACGGCACCTCAAATTCAACTTACATCAACACTGGATTCATTCGAGGATACTTCACTTGCCGGAAAATTTAACCTTTTCGATCGTTTTGTACCTACCGAAAATCGAGATTGCACATTGACCGTTAGTAACGATTTAGTCACTTTAATTTCTCACGGTTTAATTAATGGAACTCGTGTCAATTTTCAATCAATCGTCGGTACAACGGGTGTTATTTCTTCGAAAACGTATTACGTGATCAATGCACAAACTAATACTTTCCAGATTTCATTAATTGAAGGCGGCGCGGTGGTTAATTTTACAGGATTAGATGGAACCGCAAAAGCAAGTGTGCAGTTTCAAGACATTAAAAGAAAATCTGTTTATGTTGATGGAGAAATTATTAAAGGAACTACTTCTGGAGCCGAAGCGTTTTTAGCTGGAAAGAACGTACAACTTTCTCAATTAATATTGAGAAATACAATTGGAACATTTAGAGAACTTCCGCCAGAAGAGATCGTTGGTCAGACATCGGGAAATAAAGTAAGAATTGATAAAATTTTCGAACGGCGTTTGGCTCCGCATCACTATGAAACATTCGATGGAAAGACAATTTACGATCCTAGAAGTATTCCAGAACTACAACCCGAATACAATCGTGCCAACTTAAAACTTGTTACTAATCTTGAAGAAGAAATTCGTTTAAATGATGCAAGGGAGAGAATCAAGGTTGTGAACCCAAATGCAATTTATAGGTTTGCTCAAACTTATAAAAAGATACTAAATGCTTAATAATAACATAAGTGTTCTTTCTGGTACGTCCGAGTCGGAATTGCCTACACGCTATTCGTTGCAGGCCGTTGTACTGTCGAATCATAAGGGCGATAAGGTCGACATAAAAACCTTTGTTACAGACTTTACAATCACAGAAAGTATCTATCGCACCTCCTTAATTTTAAATCTAAACGTCAAAGACACAGTTAACATTATTGAAGAATATAAACTCACGGGGCAAGAAGTAATTAATGTGGTCATTGCTCGTAAAGATTATGGTTCCACGGATGAGCAAATTATTAATTTAGATTTTCTTATTTCAGAATACCCGTTGTTGGGTAAATTAACCAATCGTCTACAAGTCTTTAGTATTTCTGCAATTTCACCTTATGCTTTTTTATCTAAATTAAAACGCATCTCTCGTGCATACTCTGGAACTCTTGGAGAATTTATAAAGAGTGTTTTAGAAAAGGATTTAAATGTCGATCCTAAAAAAATCATTCTTTCGAAATCAGTAACTCCTTCTTGCAAGTTTATCGTTCCTAATTTAGCACCACTGGACGCAATTTCTTGGGCACTTAGAAGGTCCTATGATCAAAACGGTAGTCCTTTTTACTGTTATCAAACCTTAAACGGTGACATTCATATTGCTTCTCAAGGAGATATGGTAACAAAAGAAACCTACAAACAGTTTGATGAAGGTAAGTTTTTTAAATCAACTCGAGCAACCGAAGCCGATAAGATAGCCGATTACAAGGAAAGAGCGAGAAGAATTTTAAGTATTACATCTGATTTTCGTATGTCGAAGTATCTTGCTGGTGCGAATGGAGCATACGCATCAACCACTAATTATTTGGATCTTTCGACGAAAACAATGTCGCGTAACATTTTTCATTATGAAAGGGATTTTAAAAAAATGACCTTCATTGAAAAGAATAATGTTATATCGCCGTTTTTTCATCCTGAAAAGGATAATTTAAAGGATACAATGTCGAATTATCCAGACTCAAATGTTAATTTTATATCGACAAATTCTAAAGCATTTAATGGTAATAAAAAAAATTATCATTCTCCGACTTTAAATGGTGCAATTAATAAGGCTCAAGCTCATACAGAAAATTTAGACACCTTAATTCATGATGTTTCTTTATGCGGAGATTTTAAAGTAAATTCCGGTGTTATGGTCGATTTAAAACTTTCTCCCTCGATCGATCCTCAGGTTGGTGTAAAAACAGGAGAAAGTGAAGGAGATGTCATTAAAGACCAATTCTTTTCCGGCAGATACCTTGTAACGGCGGCAGTGCATAAATTTGAATATGAATACACTGTGGATATAAAATTGAAAAAAGATTCTCTTCCATTTACATTCGTGAAAAGCCCGACTTCAGGAAAAACTATATGATAAACAACGTTGATCAATTTATTGGAAGTAATTTTTGCTGGTTTACTGGCGTCGTCGAAGATGTTCTGGATCCTATGCAAATGGGACGCGTTAGGGTTCGTTGTTATGGTTATCACACGGATGATAAAGAACAAATCCCTACTGAATCTTTGCCATGGGCCTTTGTGATGACTCCTGTTACCTCTGCCGGAATGAGTGGCATTGGACAATCTGCGACCGGATTGCTTCAAGGGTCTTGGGTTGTCGGTTTTTTTAGAGATGGTCGTTCGGCCCAGGATCCAATTATAATGGGAACAATTCCGTCCATAACTACGGGCGGAGATAAATCAAAGGGGTTTTCCGATCCAAGCGGTAAACATCCAAGAAAATCATCTTCCGTTGATCTTCCTATTGAATCGAGAAGCGATTACTTTAATTCAACAGCATACGTAGCCAGAGAACAACTAAGACAAGAAAACGTTGAAACAGCGATTCCTGGTGAATTAGTATCTGTTGCCATATCGGAACCAAGCACTTATTACAAACGGAATACATGGAGTAACTTAAAAACTGGAGACGTAGTAAATCCAATTTATCCCAACAACCACTCAATTCATAGCGAATCTGGGCACGTAAAGGAAATGGATGATACTCCAGGTGCGGAAAGACTTTTTGAAATGCATAAGTCTGGAACCTATTGTGAAATTAATAACAAAGGAGATAAGACGACGACGATTGTGGGTAATAATTACACAGTGATCATCGGCGGAGATAACATCTACATCAAGGGATCCGCAAATCTAACAGTCGATGGCGATTTTAGACATCTTGTAAAGGGTAACTATCACCTCGAGGTCGAAGGCAATAAGACCGAATACGTTAAAGGATCTCGCCAATCAAAGATCGGTAAGTCGGAACAGATTGAAATTGGTCAAGAGTTTGCGGCAAACATAAAATCTAATTCAGTTTTACGTGTCGGCAGAGATTCAACCATTCTCGTCAACGGTAACAAAAATGAAACCATTGCCGAGAACAACGATCTTTTTGTTAATAAAAATGACGGTCATATCGTTTTAGGTAAGCGCAATGAATTTACCGGCGATAATAATAGTTCGACGACGAACGGTCTGTTGTTTTTAACTGGTAAGCAAATTAAAATTGAATCTCCTGAAACACTTGTAACAAACATTGATGGCGCCGTAACTGAAACATTTGGATCGACGCACGCACTTACTGTAAGCGGCGAACAAACAATTACTGCATCGAAGACATTCGTTAGAAATAATGTAGATGTAACTGGTACTCTAACGGCAACAACTCAAGTAACCGCGGGTACACCGGCGATTTCGCTTACAACGCATTTACACAGACCCGGCGGCTTAATAGTTACTGGACCACCGAGTGTTTCTTAAAGATATTTTACCTTGCTAAAAATACTTAAGGTTATATGGCTACATTAAGAAATATCAACATTACTTCGATTTCCGCCTTGGGCGAAATACCGGAGATTCCAACGAATTTTATAAGTACCAAGATACCGTGCGGTGAAAATATCGCACTGAATACATTAAGAGATGTGCAGGATCAAATCAAGACTAAACTTGCAAGCGGTAAAGGTGCCCTTGGAGAGTTGGGAACTTTAATTCAAAAGGGTCAGGATGCTTTATCGAAAGTCCAAGAGAAGATAAACGAGGCTTATTCTTTTCAGGATGACATTAATTCGATCAAAAATGATCCATCTCCAGCAAACATTGCTCAAGTTCTACAACGCTACAAAGGTAAAATTCCGGAACTCGATCGTTATATTCAATTAGCATCGGACATTACAAATACAACGGAATTAGACATTTGCTCGGCCATACCAAACATTAAAATTGATATTGAAACGGGATTGGTTTCGGTTGATGCTAAAGATTCGATTACTCCAAACCAAAGTCCTCTTGATGCGATTCCCTTAGTTTCTACGGTAAAAGACTTTTTTAACGATACATCAAAGAGTCCTTCCGGAATTAGTCATGCTAGACTGGAGGAATATGAATTAAAGGTATCGGCGGAAATTAAGAAACAAGTCTTAGATCCAAGTTTAAAGGAAGAAGAAACGGCAATCGATGAGTATTTAAAGCAAGTAAAAATACTTGAAACATCTGGCATTTTTGTTAAAACAAAGACATATGGAAAAACACCAGAGGAACTTCAATCCCTCGGCTTTTTAACTTTGGATGAAATACAGAAGGTAGATCGAGCGAATGAGGCAAGAAAAAATTCAGAACTCTATACGATAAAAACACAGGTTCTTGCCTTAAGCGCGTTTCCAGAGACAATGAATGCTAAAAATAATGATGAAAATGCCTCTTACGATTTAGAAAGAATAGATTCTGAAGACGCAAATTTTATCCTAAAGTTTAATACAAGTCTGGATACAATCGATGAAATTGCACAAGCCAATAAGGAGTTAATCGCAGATTATGTCGCTCATTTAAATGCTTCAACACCGGCGGATATTAAACTAGCAATTAAAGCAGGTGAGAATCTAGTGGCTCTTCAGGAACCACCGATTCATATTAATACGGTTGCTCGCCCCACGAATACCAGAGGTCGTGTTTAATGATGGTTCCAGTAACGGTTTTCTTGGATAACATATAAATACTAGTAGAATGTCAAACCAATTTTCCGATATATCTGTATCCAATTTAAGAGATATTTCCGTTGTTTCCCGTGATAAACAGTACTCCGATTTGGACTTGTCGATGCAGCTATACCCAATCGTTCGAAGAACGAGTATTCAAGAAATACGAAATAGTCAGGGTGTTGTTACAGGTCTTCGACAAGATCAAGAACTTGGTGATATTGTTCCATTGTTTGATATAGATGCAGTAAAAGCATCGGTCAAGAATCTTATTCTTACAAATTACAATGAGCGTCCTTTTCAACCAAAAATTGGATCCAACCTTATAAATTATCTGTTTGAACCAGTAAATCGTCTTACCGTAGTAGCCATTCAAGAATCAATTAAAAGGATCATTCAACGCAGTGAACCTCGAGTTGATTCAGTTATTGTAGATGTAATAGATGATTCCGACCGAAATCGTTACGATGTTACAATATACTTCCGAATTATTAATATAGATACAGAAGTCGACTTTACCATTTATCTTACACGCATCCGTTAATATCTTTCCCATGTCACAATTTAACGTAACAGACCTTGATTTTGATACAATCAAAACAAACATTAAGGACCATTTTAAATCTCAATCAAAATACCGTGACTGGAATTTTGATGGTTCGGGTCTTTCAATGTTTTTAGACGTATTAGCATATAATACGCACTACAACGCGATGCTAGCTCACTTTTCGTTGAATGAAACATTTCTCGATAGTGCTCAGATTCGAGGTAATGTAGTGTCTCACGCAAAACTCTTGGGTTACATACCAAGATCGACCATCGCGTCGACCGCGACTGTGGATATCAGCATTCTTGCAAGAAATACATCGCCCGATCCATCGGTATTTTTACCGCGTGGATCGCGATTTGCTACGATCGTCGATTCTGTAACATATTATTTTGTGAATATGGTTCCACTAAGCGCACCTCTCATAAATAATGTCTATTCGTTTTCAAATGTTGTTTTAAAAGAAGGTGCAATTAAGAGAATGATTTATCGAATCGACAATTCAATCTTGGATCAAAAATTTGAAATCCCAGATTTGGATGTAGATACGTCAATTCTTCAGGTTCGTGTTAAATCGAATGTTCAATCCAATGAATACAGAACCTACAATAAATTTACGACATTTACTAATATTGATTCAAATTCTCTCATCTATTTTGTTCAAGAAAATGCATTGGGGAAATACGAGATTTATTTTGGAGATGATGTTCTAGGAGATAAACCAGCCACGAATGAAATTGTAGAAATTGAATATGTAATAACAAATGGTGCAGCTGCAAACAATGCTTCAAGATTTCAGATTGCCGACTTAATTGGAGGTTACGCTCCGAGTTCGATAAGCGTTGTAATGTCGGCTTCTAATTCTTCTGTGGTTAATGCAAATGCCGTACAAGAATTTCTTTCATTTGGCGGAACGAGTAAGGAATCTATTGATTCAATTAAATTTAATGCACCTCTTTCCTTTATTTCTCAGAACAGAGCTGTTACAGCCGATGATTACAGAGCAATCATTTTAAGAGAGTTCCCTAATGTTAAATCCATTTCTGTTTGGGGTGGAGAAGATAACATTATTCCAAACTATGGAAAGGTTTTTATTTCAATTAAGCTTGAAGGCGCCGACGAACTTTTCATGAATGATTCTCAAAAGAATCAAGTAACTTCTGTGATTTTAAAAGGAAAAAATGTTGTTTCAATTACGCCGGTGATTGTGGATCACGAATACACATTCCTAAAACTTGAAGCATTTTTTAAATTTAATCCAAATTTAACGGATCTTACAAGAATTCAATTACAAGCCGTTGTAAGCAATAAAATTGACGATTTCGATAATGACAATCTAAATAAATTTGACGGTGTCTTCAGATATTCTCAATTGCTGAAACAAATAGATTCTGCGAATCCTTCGATATTGAATTCATTCGTTCGAGTCTTCATGTTTAAGGAAATTACTCCGGTCGCAAACACACTCAATTCTGTGACTCTAAGGTTTCCGAATGGCATTGAAGGTTCTTTACTTTCAACGAGCGATACGATTACATCGACGAAACTCTTAATAAGAGGTGTCGAACACTATTTCGGCGATTCTCCAACAGTAAATACCGATATAACAAGAAGAGAAACCTTTGGAGATCGAACGGTTTATCTCTACCGTATTGTTTCAAATAGAAGAGTCCGAATTCGTGATGTAGGAAAAATATTTTTAAGTGAAGGACAAGTCATTCTTGAAAACTTTGTTACAGATGATAGCACTAAAATTCGTATTGTGGTACAACCATCCTCGAATGATATTGCTCCTAAACGAAATCAGCTGTTAAAAATATCGGATGAATTGCTTTCCGTTACTGGTGAAATTGACACTATTTCAGTAGCAGGTACATCAGGCTCAATTAATTATCAAACAATTCCGCGCAATGTCAGTAATTAATACCAGTATCGTCAGTATTTCCGGATCAAGAAAAAGAACTAAAGAAAACGTTCGAGTCGAGTCCTTAATCCCTAGCCAACTAAGAGAGAGTTCGGCTGTTCTAATCGAGCTTCTTAGGGATTATTATGATTACATGAACAAGCATGATAATCCGAGTTATGAAATAGATTCGATTAATAATGTCCGCGATATTGATACACCCTATCACGATTATCTGGATGAAATTCAAAAAGAAATTGCAGCCGCATTGCCTGGTATAATTGTTGCAGATAAGGTTAAATTATACAAAAATTTAGTTCAATATTATAGACTTCGAGGGTCCTCGGACTCGATTGAGTTATTCTTTAAAATCATTTTTCAGGATAATGTCGAGGTCTATTATCCCAGAGAAGACATATTGATCCCTTCATCGGGAAGATGGGATCTTCAATCAAGAAAACCAGCACGCGTTCCTTTATTTGATCAAAGACAACCAATTAGTTTTAAAATGGTTGTTGAACCTGACGTTATCTTTAAACCTGGTGAGAGTATTTCAAATACGCTCGGTACAACTGCAACTGTTAGTTCTCAAGTCGAAGATGTTCTAACATTGACAGGCATTAAAATCCCATCAAAAACTAATTTTGTTGATATTGAATTGTTAGGTTATCAGACTTGTAGTTTCGATACAAGTAACAATAGGGTTACCTTATCCGCTCATGGTTTTTCAGTTGGTGATCGTGTAAGTTTTTCATCAGTTGATTCGGGCGTAATCTCGGGCACAACCGGTATTATCTTAAATAGTGTGTATTTCGTAATTAACGTAAGCACAAATTATTTTTCTCTGTCTTTAACTCTTTCGGGTTCGCCCGTCGATATTATAGCTTCTTCCGTTGGAGGAAATATAAGCGGTAGTGTGGTTAAACTGCCGGAATATGATACCTTTTCAAAATTTAATCTAAAAAATGCTAGCGACGTTGTAATTGGTACCGCTCAAGCAAGAGCACTTGAACCGACAAAATTGTATCTTTTTGATATTAATATAGAAGATTCTTATGTTTTTTCAAATGTTAGAAAATACGGTAATTTTGCAGAAACACCGAATGCAACTGCTGCAATCATAAAACAGGAAAACGTTCCAGCCACATATAATGGTTTCGTCTTGGGCGAAAAAGTAACAAGCAGTTTTATTGAAATTAATCTAGTTCCAGATTTAAATAATACTAAAATCTATCGTACGAATGAAATAGTTTCAATTGAGAATGAAAGTAATGCAGAAATAGCAGCATGCGAGGTTTTAAATTTTTCGAATGCCGACAGTAAACTTGTATGTAAAATAGTAAGAGGTTCTCTTTCCGACGCATCTCTTGCAAAACGAGTTGTTTCGAATGAAGATAAATCTTTTGCTTTCACGTGCACTTTTAAAGAAGACACAAATACCGTTACATTTGCAAACCACGGTTTTGTGAATGGAGACCAAATTAGTTTTTCATTAATTACGAACACTACTGGTATTCAAATTAATACGCTGTATTACATCATTAACAAAACAGACAATACTTTTAAGTTATCTCTTACATCGGGAGGAAGCGCGATTGCTTTATTAAAAAACGGTATTGGATCCGCCTTTAAAAAGTGCAGCTTTACTGCATCGAGCGATTTAGTAACCATGACTTCTCATGGATTTTTAAATGGAGACCAAGTAAGGTTTAAAACAATTAACAGTACAACGGCAATTGTTGCGAATACATTTTACTATGTAATTAATTCTGGAACGAATACATTTAGTCTGTCGCTTGTTTCAGGCGGTCCTGCAATAAATTTAACAATAGACGGAACCGGAACAATTGATCGAACCATATCACCGGGAGCGATTCGCTCTATTAATTCAAATGCTGTTAATTCAAATTATGGCATTCGAACAAATGAAAGTTTGGTTCGTTCGATTTATCTGGATAATGTAACGAGTTTCGTTTTCGAGTTAGGGAGAACAAGCGCCGTTTACAGTCCTGGTGAAAGAGTGACTGGATCAGTATCGGGCGCATTTGCTACGGTTCTTTCATATGACGTTAGTAATCTACAAAATAAAATTTTAAAAGTTGTAAATCCATCCAAGAAATTTAAAATAAACGAACAAATAACGGGCGAACAGATCAGCGACATATCAACAATCATTGCAATGTATGTTCCAGGAAATTACATTGACAACAACGGTTTTCTTTCGGATGATAAAAAAATTCAGGATTCTTATTATTATCAGCAATTCTCTTATGTTGTTAAAACTGGTTTGGAATTAAAATCATGGAAAAACGAGTTTAACCGCCTTGTTCACCCTGCTGGTTTTATTTTCTTTTCCGATATGCTTATTTTGTTAAAACTTTTGGACGATGGTTTAACAGGTCAGGTTACAAAACAGAATCGCATCTCTAATAGATTTCCAGAGGATACCGAATTGCTAACAAGAAGCGAATACGATCCTTTAAAGGCGGGTTTAACAAAGTGGCTTGCCTCGAAAATGACTGGGTACCAACCGGGTATGATCCGGCTTGAGGATATTCATCTATTAGTTTTAAGTCAGGCTGTTATTGATACGCACTACATTATTACAGATGAAACACTTACCGATAATTTTGCGGATAATTCTTATTTTATTCCTGGTGAAATTGTAGAAGGCAGTGTATCTGGAATACAAGCAGAAGTCCAGACATATGATAGTATTAAGTACTATACGAGTGCTCAGGATACACAAAGACTCGGAACAGAAGGAATCGGTACGAACCCCGGAAATAACGGAGGTGAACAATCCGACCAATCCTGCAATTTTGAATTTGTACAAGGCGGAGCGAACAACTTAGTTAGATTCACTTCTTTGCAACCACACCGTCTTTGGCTTGAAGACACCGTTGTCTTTTCATCTCTCTCATCGAGTACTATTAGCGTTCGAGAAAACATTAGCGGTACTGATAGCTTTGTTACAACTACTCTTCTTGAAAAAATACCTTATTATGTAGTCGGAGTGACGGATTATACCATAAAAATATCGAAGACTCTAAGAGGATTTCCAATTGAATTCCTTTCGTCCGGTACAGGATTAGCGAATATTGAATATGTTCAAAAGAAATACGGTCATACAGTTCTACACAAACTAAAATTACCTACAATTGGATCTTCATCGCTTGGCGTTAAGAATTTCTTCGAAGGAGAAACACTTACAGGTCTAAGTTCTGGAACTCAAAAGGTGATTACTTCCGATATTCAATACGAGGATAATTCTGGACAAATTCGGTTCCTTGATCTAGGCAATCTTTCTAGTGGAAATAACCCGGTACCTTATAAACTAGGTGAAACCGTAACAATCAGAGATTCTGGAGGTTTAGCGGTTGGAACAGCCGAAGTGCTGGCGTACAATCACTCAACTGCGAGAATTGCACTTCATAAATTACAAGGCATTGTTCAAACGGCAACAACCATTACCGGCGAATTTACAAGAGCAGCACGCTCGATTACGTCAGTTACTAAGGGAGCATATCGTATCCCACGAAGCGGTAAGGCAGCATGGGACCGAAAACTCATTAGTACCATTCTTTTAGGTCTTGTAGCCGAAAACTCAAACCATCTGAATCGTTTAAAATCACAATACTCGAAACAACTTAAATTTTTTGACAATACCCCAATATCCGATTATTCCCATTATGTCATTGAAAATGATATAAATAATGACATACCATGGAATAACGTCGGAACCTTTATAACTACCTATTAATTTCATATGTCCGCAATCATCACTTCACAATTTCGTTTAAGAAACGCAAATAATTTTATCTCTTTGGTTAAAGAATCCGCTTCATCAACGGCGGCCGAAAAGTTTTTTGTTTTTATCGGTAAGTCAGACGCATGGTCGTTGAATAAGGATGATAACAGTGATACGGTACCCGATCAGCCTAAGGATACACTTGTAAGTGCTCGTGATGCTTGGCAAAATATGATCGCGCTCAAGAAAGTAACAGAATGCATAAACCTTGCACCAAGACATAATTGGATTGCAGGCGATACATCGGTTGTTGCTTGGGACGATAATATGATCGACCAAGAAGGGGAAATTTACCAAAAGAAATACTATGTAATGACCGATGAATTCAAGGTCTACAAATGTATTGTAGCCGGATCTAGTTCCTTAGGAACAACCAGTAAACCAACTCATACGTCGACCGAGCCATTCGCCGGAGCCGACGGTTATTTGTGGAAATATATGTTTACAGTTTCCCTTTCGGATGGTTCTAAATTCCTTACTAATTACTACATTCCAGTAAAGACAGTCGTGGAACCTGTTGAAAATAGTAACGATGGTCTACTAAATGATGATGATGAAATTAAACTGGACAATCAGGAAGCAAACAAAACTCTCGCTGGTAAGATTTACAGATATAAAGTTACAAATGGTGGAACTGGCTATGGTAATAAAGTAGGTAGTGCTTATACTACAACTCCAGTTGTAACTGTATACGGAAATGGAACAAGTGCCGAAGCCGTTGCGACTTTGGGTGCTATTGGATCATTAAACGAAGGAAAAATCGTAAGTGTAGTACCAAAACAAACTACAAAAACTGTTACATTTACTGCTTCATCTGAGTTAGTAACCTTAACAGATCACGGATTTTCAAATGGTAATGAAATTGTTTTTACTTCTGTACCTTCCGCCAGCGGTCTTTCTCTATCGAGAACATATTATGTTATTGAGAAAACATCTAGTACATTTAAATTATCGGAAACATACAATAGAGAAACAGGAGCATCTGCCGTCATTAATATAACGGCTGACGGAAGTGGAACATTTATTACGGTAGGATCCGGTTCAGGCTACTCCGTTGCATTTACCGAAATCACGGGTGGCGGAGGTTCTGGAGCTGTTGTCGAGCCTATACTTTCTCCTGATAACGGACACGGTACCGATCCAGTAAGCGAACTCGGTGCATTTTTTGCTGGAATATACACTACTCTTGAAAATACTGAAGCCGATGCAGTAAAAGATTTTATTGTCGAAGGCAGCTTTAGACAAATCGGTCTTATTCAAAACCCGACTCTTGCAAGCAATGCAACAGCCGATCAAAGAACCTACTCGGCATTACAACAGTTACAAATAGATACGGTAACTGCTGGTGCTACAACCGGCGTGATTCAAATCGGCGATTACATTACACAAACCACGAATCTAGTAAACGATTTTCCAGTTCCATTACCAGGCGATGCTGTTGCTTTTGTTGATGATATAGATCTTGATGCAAGTCCTCCATACATTAAATACCATCAAAATGATAAAACGGGATATGCTCCATTCCTTGCTAATGGTGTATCTGTTAGAGGAAAAACAGGCGGAGTCACTAAAATTTTAACAACGGGTGTTCCTTCAGGTACTGGATTAAGACCTGCCGAAGTAGTTAAATTTACTGGAGAAATCCTCTTTATTGAAAACCGAAGAGTAATTAACCGAACATTGTCTCAAGTTGAAGATATTAAGATCGTTATTGAATTTTAATTGATTAATAAATTTACCTAATTATATGCCTCTTAAAGTATTTCCTCTTGCTCCGTATTATGATGATTTTAATCAAGAAAAGAATTATCAAAGAATTCTTTTTAAACCAGGATATTCTGTACAGGCACGCGAACTAACGCAATTACAAACTTCGATTCAAGCACAGATCGACCGTTTCGGCCGCCATGTGTTTAAGGAAGGGTCTTCGGTTATTGGAGGCGAAGCGTCTTTAGATAGTTCTTTTGCCTTTATTAAGATTGAATCCGATTTTCAACTCGGTTCTGATACCTATAATTCAGAGGAGAGATCGGCAAACAAAAACTTTGTTGGTCGTACACTAACGGGAAAATATACTGGCATTACGGCGGTTGTTATTGATTCTGCACCTTATGTCGACGATAGCAATCCACTCACACTTTACGTTCATTACAAGACGTCGAATACTAATGCTACCGGTAATGCTGTTGGCGTTGATAAAACGTTTTACGCCGGAGAAATAATCGAAGTAGGACAAACACCGTCCGAAGTAGGTGAAGTTCAAGATTTAATTAAGGTTAAACCCGCAAATACGAATCCAATCGGAAAAGGAACTCGTGTTACTGTTACAGAAGGCGTATTTTTTGTTTCTGGTAATTTTGTTCATACTCCACAAAATTCTGTTATTCTTTCTCGATACAATTCGTTTGGATCTGGACGTATTGTATATTCTGTCACCGAAGGTATTGTAACAGCAGGATCCGGAGCAAATAACTCGTTATTCGATAATTCTCAGGGTACACCGAATGAAGCTGCTCCCGGAGCAGATCGTTATCAAATTTCTCTTGACCTTCAGGTACAGGACTACCAATTCAAGGATCGTACCGAAAACAACATTATTCAGTTAATGGTAGTAAAGGACGGCAGAGTTATTTCAAAGGCGCGCACGGAATATTCCGTCCTTGCAGACGTTCTGGCACAAAGAACATTTGAAGAGTCTGGTAACTATACCGTTCGTCCGTTTCAAGCCGCTATTCGGCAATACTTAAATGCCAATAATAATGGCGGTCTTTACACCGCAGAACAAATTCAATCTCTTGTTCCTGCGTTTAATCGTGGATCATTGTCGGCGGCCGCTTACGGAGAAAAGAGATTGGCATTTGGTCTTGAGCCATCAACCGCATATGTAAACGGTTATCGTGTTGAGCTATTAGATACAAAATATGTTGAAATTCCGAAGGCGCGTGAGACAGCTACCTTTCAAGATGCCGGATTCAACGCCGTCGTTGGAAATTATGTAACTGTTCAGCTTACTGGTACTGGATATCCTGACATCAAGACGTTTACTGAATTTAATCTTAAAAACTCTTCATCGGTTACAATTGGTACTGCTAGTGCACGTGCTATTGAAAGAGACGGTAGCAATTATCGTTTGTACCTTTTTAATGTTAAAATGGTAGCAGGTTCTTTCTTTGAAAATGTAAGAAAGTTTGGAGACTTTGCAACAACCAGCACTGCCTTAACTTTTAACGATGTAACAAATAATTCGCTGGTATTTAAATTACCATTTGATGTTGTTGATCATGTTGAAGATGTTTCTCACAGTATTTTAAAACAGTATTCTCCGGTTCGTTCTGTCAATGTCCTAACTCTTACTACGGATGTCGGTGAGACTTTGGATTTTGAAGATGATCCGATTGTTATTGATGGAAGTGGAGCCGCAGTAAGTGTTGATGATTTTACTACTAATGCATCGTCGAAAACAATTACTCTTACTACTACACCTGATAGCAATACTTACCAGGTCTACGCAAAAACCCGAGTAACAAACAGTTCGGCAAATGCCACTGCCAAAACAAAAACTCTTACTGAGGTAACTAAATCATTATCTTTAGCGACATTTACATTTAATTCTGGTAATAGGGATCAAAATATCCCACTGGGACAAACTGATTTATTTAAAATTATTAGTATTGAGGAAACAATATCGCTTACATCGACTAAAGACATAACGAACGATTTTATTGTTGATAATGGTCAGAGAGATAATTTTTATGATGAGGCAAAAATTCGCCTTAAACGTACAGCAAATCTACCGGTTGGACCTTTGGCTATTAAATTCCAATACTTTGCTCACGGGTCGGGATCGTTCTTTACTCGTAATTCATATTCAGCAAATGTTGGTTTAGGTTTTGACGGATATTCACAAATTCCAGTCTTTCAATCGACAAAGGGATTAATTCAGCTTCGCGATGCAATTGATTTCCGTCCATCTTTAAATGTATTAACTCCGACCACTTTTACCGGAAAGATGATCGATCCGAATAGCTTAATTACTGCCGACATTAGATACTATCTTTCGCGCGCAGATAAAATCTATGTCGATAAGAATGGAAATTTTGGTTACGTCGAAGGCATTTCATCAATTTCTCCGGTTCTTCCTGAAGATCCAAAGGACGCTATGGTCCTTTACACGGTTCGTTTAAATGCATTTACATTTAATAGCGACGATATTATTCCGACGATGATCGACAATAAACGCTACACAATGCGTGATATTGGTAAGATCGAAAAGCGTGTTGCCAAGCTTGAGTATTACACAGCACTTTCTCTTCTTGAAAAAGATACTAATGACCGTGATATTCGAGACGACAATGGCGTCTCAAGATTTAAGAACGGTTTTATTGTTGATGCTTTCCATGGTCATAGTATTGGTGCAGTAACGCATCCCGATTACCGTTGCTCAATTGATAAGGCCAATGGTCGTCTGCGCCCTTCATTTAAACAAGATAATGTTCGTCTTAAATGGAATAAAACTAGCCAATCAACATATCACGTCAGACAGTCAAGTTCGCTAATTACTCTTGATTACACTCAACAGGCAATTATTCAACAGCCGTATGCATCCATTGCGGAAAACGTAAATCCATATAATGTTTTCACGTGGATCGGCGATATGACTCTTTCACCGGAATCGGACGAATGGAAAGAGACGAAACGTCGCCCCGAGGTTGTTATTGATCAATCGGGAACATACGACTCGCTTAAATTTGGTTTGGACGAAAGTTCCGTCATTGGAACCGTATGGAATGATTGGCAAACAAATTGGACCGGCGTAGTGGATCAATCGGCTGTAACCAATGTTGATAATGATTATAATTCGTACAAGCAAACTTCAACGACGACCCTTACTACGACAACCAGAAAAGAACAAGCTCGCACTGGTATTCGTACATCGGTGGTTCCAGATACGGTAACCACTCAGTTAGGAGACCGTACGGTAGAAATTAATTTTGTACCCTTTATTCGTTCTCGTAAAATTTTCTTTAAGGCCGAAGGACTAAAACCTCTTACACGCTTACACGCATTTTTCGATAACACTCCGGTCAACCAGTTCGTTAAATCCGAGGCATTTCAATTTTATTCTGAACGTACGGATTCAACGGATTATTCAAATAAAACTAATCATCCAGATTATGTAACGACTGATGTTTTAATGACCGATGCATCTGGAAGAGTATCGGGTTCCTTTGTTATTCCGGTTAATAATTCCATTAAATTTAAAACTGGTGTCCGTATGTTTTCGTTGAGCGATGATTCAACGAACAATAAATTAAAACAGTCAACCGGCGCACAGGCTGCCTATGATGCCCGCGGTGTAATTGAAACAAAGGAAAATTTAGTTGTTTCAACTCGCGTTCCACGCATTCGCCGCGAAGAAACTGGTGAGAACCGTACAATTGTGGACTCTTCAAAGGAAACTTCAGCAGCTGAAGCAAACCTTCCAAGACCGCCATTACCGCCAACTACAATTGTAAAGCCGACCTTACCTCCATTAATTATACCTTCGATACCACCGACTGGTGTTTTTAAAGCTGATTTTCAAGCACATAACAGCACTGGAGGTTTAAGTGTAAGTTTTAATGGTGATTCAAGCGGCAACATTATTAGAGATATATCTTTTAATGGTGGAATATCATTTCCAATTGTTGCGGTACCGATGGACGCAAGTTCACCGATCCAACATCCAAATGGTCCCTATGAATTTTGGTATTGGCAAGTTAATTCTGGAAACATACAGATTGGTAGTGGTCTAGAATCCGACAAATATGTCGCGAATACAGTAGTAAGAATTCAAAGTGCTGGTTTAAATGTAATTACCGCTATTTTTAGATTAACTGGTGTTCCGTATGTTGAACCTACCATAATCGATCCGGAAATTGTTTCATGCGGACCCGATCCTGTTGTACAGCCGCCCGGTGGCTGGTATCCAATTAACCAATGGCCATGGATAAAATATGGAGTTGGTGCTCCGGATCAAGTCGTCGATCCAGTTGTTGATATCGGTCCAATTCCTGCTTCAGTACAAGAAGAATGGGTAGAATTGCCAGAGGAATACATAAGTGAAATTACACCTCCGGATCCAATTATTGTTGAAACTGCACCAGAAGAAAGTCTTGTCGACGATGAATATGTTCAAACAGGAGAACCTGATGCGCCAATCACGATTGAAGCAGCAGAAGATCCGTGGCAGTGGAGCGTTGAACAAGGATTTAGACCTGAGGTTTGTTGGAAAGATCCTCTGGCACAGAGCTTCATTATTGATATGCCGGGCGGAGCCTTTATCACATCTCTGGATCTATACTTTAAATCCAAGGATGGAAATGTTCCTATTACGCTTGAAATGCGCGTAATGGAAAATGGTATTCCTACACCTCGTGTTGTACCATTTTCAACAGTAAAAGCGTATCCAGCAGATATTTCAATCTCTGGAAATGCAACTGCTGCTACTCGATTTAACTTTGAGGCTCCAGTCTATCTTCTTCAGAATGTTGAATACTGCTTCGTCCTTATTTCAAATTCGGACCAATACGAAGTTTGGGTATCAGAAATCGGAGGTTTCGATGTTACAAATCCAGCGTTCCGTATTACAAGCCAACCTTACATCGGTGTCTTGTTTAAATCACAGAATGCTTCTACCTGGACTCCGGATCAGACAAAGGACATTAAATTTAATCTAAATCGTGCAGTATTTTATTCTTCCGGTAAGGTTGAATTAAATGAGGTACCACTTCCTTCAGAAGAATTAAATGAAAATCCATTGTTCACAACATCGGGTTCTCCAAACGTAATTGTATCTCATAGAAACCACGGCCATGTAAATGGTTCCAATGTTTTAATTTCCGGAGCGACCGCTGTTGGTGGATTTACGGCGACGGTGTTAAACGCTACTCATGTCGTTTCCGATGTTGAAGCTGATAGTTACAGAATTACAATGGCAACTAACGCGACCGCAACTCTTATCGGAGGCGGCGCGGCGGTTACTGCTTCCGGAAATAAGATGTTCGATGTTTTAAATCCAATCATTCAATCTGTTGTTCTTCCGGGCACCGATTTATACTGGAAGGTTAAAACAACTAGCGGCAAATCACTTGCTGGTTCTGAAACATTTGGTACAATTTCTGGAGAATCATTTATTCAACCAAATGATGCTACATTCTTTAATTCACCTCAGGTCATTCTTTCTAACACAGAAAAAACAAGACTTAATTCATCGGCAAACCCAAGTTTTAGTTTAACCGGAGAATTTGTAAGTCTGAGAAACAACCTTTCGCCAGTCATCGATCTCGACCGTTTGTCGCTTATTACTGTTTCAAACCGAATCGACAATCCAGTTGCTTCAACTGAAACTAATCATAATGTTGTTCGCAATTATGTAGCAGAAACATCGGCAACAGGAGGTTCGGCACTTGCAAAATACATTACTCGCAAAGTGGAATTAAACAATGATGCAAATTCACTCAGAGTTTTCTTCCTGGCAAATCGTCCTTCCGGTACGGATATTGAACTATATTATAAGGTTCAGGATCAAGGAACCGACGTTGATTTCGAGGCACTTGGTTGGGTAAAAGCCGAACCTATAAGCCCTATTCCAATCAACGACAATGTAAACGATTACAGTGAAATCGAATATGATGTCACCGAGACCGATATAACAACTGATAATTTCCGTGCATTTGCAATTAAAATTGTATTTACCGCGTCGAATTCAGCTCGGGTACCAACGATCCGCGAATTTAGAGCGATTGCTGTTACCTAATGCAAATATCTCCTTCAATAAAAGCCGCAGTTATCGACAATCCCACACTTGAACGGGATATGTCATCAAAGGCCATAATAAATAAGAATAACACTGAATACGAAAAAAGAATTGCTTTTAAAAATTTAACTGCCAAAAGAAAAAAAGAACTAGAAGATCTAAAAGGAGAAGTAGCAAATTTGAAAGAACTTGTTCAATCTCTTATAGCTTCTCGATAAAATAATTTTAATATGCCTACCGAAGTCGAACGTACAGATACATTTGAAACATGGCGCCAAAAGAGTAATGCCATTTCTGCTGACCTTGGCACGACTGCCCAGTTGCCTTCCGACCTGGTCCTGAAAACGATCACCCTTGCTGAAACTGGTAACTACACAGCAACTCAAACCGTTACAGGTTCACATTCCGGATCGACTGCGACCGTTGTTTCGATTGATGGTACTGTTCTTACAGTTAAAAATGTATCGGGTAATTTCATTGATCGAAGCGTTCAAAAATCAACTCTAATAATCGAGCTTTCGGGTTCTTCCAGTGTATACACTCCCGTTGCATTGGGTGTTGGTGGCCTTATTACGGGTACTGATTCATCTGGTACAAGCGGCAATGGCGCATCCGGAGCAACAGCAAAGGTATTTTCGTGTACCGTTGTTACAGGTACCTTTATTAAATTAGTTGTATATGATATTACTGGATCGTTTAAACCAGGAACGGATTACATCAGTCAAGGGTCGACTAGATTTCTTTTAAAACAAATTGTTTTAAATGATGCATCCGATAATGGAGAAAATATTGTTCAATCGGTGAGTGTTTCAAAAGAAATTGTTCGTTTTAATCATGATGTAATTACTGCATTGAGCGAGATTAAGGACGGAGACACAACATTTAATGGCATTAAAACATTTGCCGATGATGCAATTTTTCAGGATAATGTTACGATCAATGATAATCTTACCGTTGATACAAATACATTGTTTGTTGATTCGACAAATAATAGAGTTGGTATTGGAACACTTACTCCCACAAAAACTCTTCATGTTCAAGGAACTCTAAGAGTAACCGGCGATGTTACATTTGATACTCCTATTCCACTTGATACCCAAACAAGCGGAAATTATGTGGCAACTGTTACTGCTGGAGGCGGTATTTCAGTATCAGGATCTGGAACAGAAACTGCAGCAGTAACTGTTGAGCATTCTGATACATCTTCTGTTGCAAATTTAACTGCGGTGAGTCGCACTTACGTTACGGCTCTTGGTTTTGATACCTACGGACACGTTATTAATTATTCGACTGGAACAGAAACAACACCGTTGCAAGGCGTCCAGGGTATCCAGGGTATCCAAGGCACACAAGGTACTACTGGTACCGGAACTCAAGGCGTCCAAGGTGTTCAAGGTACAGTTGGTTCTCAGGGTATCCAAGGTATTCAAGGTGCATCGGGAAGCGGCGGAGCAGGCAGCGGAGCTCAAGGCATCCAAGGTATTCAAGGCATCCAAGGCACACAAGGTACTACTGGTACCGGAACTCAAGGCATCCAAGGTACACTTGGTTCTCAGGGTATTCAAGGTTCTACTGGCGCTGGAACTCAGGGTACTCAAGGTATTCAAGGTATTCAAGGGCAAATAGGACCCGGCGGCGGAGCTCAAGGTACTCAAGGTACACAAGGTGAACAAGGTATTCAAGGGAATACCGGAACTCAAGGTACTACTGGTGCCGGAACTCAAGGTGCTACTGGTACCGGAACTCAAGGTACTCAAGGTGCATCGGGAACCGGTAGCGGAGGAAGCGGTGCTCAAGGCGCTCAAGGCGTACAGGGTATCCAGGGTATTCAAGGTATTACTGGTGCTCAAGGTATTCAAGGTATTACTGGTGCTCAAGGTATTCAAGGTGGTTTTGCAAATCTTACGGGCTTTATTGAATCCGCCACCGGAGCAGTTTCTACGCTTTCAGCTAATGGTAGACCGGTTCTTACAAACTTGGTCGCACCGGGAGATATGAATACTCTTGCGGGTACATTTAATATTTTTGCGGCAGGTTCCGGAAATGGTCATCTTGCATATTCGGTTTTATCGCAACCTGCAATAGGGAATGGAGCAGTGACTGGTACCGGTAATGGTAGTGGATCTGCGCTAACATTTCATAGCAATCAGGTAACCGGAAGTCCACAAAGAGTCTGGGGAACAACTAACGGCTCGCATTTCGAACTTTACGAACCAAGCGGTATTCAAGGTACAGCAGGTGCTGATGGTAACGATGGTGCTCCTGGTGCTGATGGTAACGATGGTGCTCCTGGTGCGGATGGTCCGACTGGTCCAACTGGTGCTCCTGGTGCCGATGGTAATGATGGTGCTCCTGGCGCGGATGGTCCAACTGGTCCAACTGGTCCAACTGGTGCTCCTGGTGCCGATGGTAATGATGGTGCTCCTGGCGCGGATGGTCCAACCGGTCCAACTGGTGCTCCTGGTGCCGATGGTAATGATGGTGCTCCTGGTGCCGATGGTCCAACTGGTCCAACTGGTGCTCCTGGTTCTGATGGTCCAACTGGTCCAACTGGTGCT